AAAATAAAAGAAGAATGTAATTGCCAAGAAATAAAAAACAAACTAGAAGAGTGTAAAGAAAGAAAACACAAAGATTGTGAAGAGTTCTCAAAAGAACAATCAAAGAAAATTGTTCTGTTAGAGAAAAAAATAATGACAATGACTATTGTGGGTGTTATAGCCATAACACTAATAGGTAAAGAATTAACAGATAAAATAATAAATGCTTTTTCTACTGTAGAAACAATTCAACAGAGAATAGGAGATGCTAGTGACCTTAAATCCTTTAAAAATGATGATAGCAACGCTGTTAACGACGGCGATCCCTTTCCCGAATAAAACATCTGCACAAGATCTAGTAAATGGTGGTTTTGAGGAGTTTTCGGTAAATCCAAACTCTTACAATACTATTCGTGAATCAAATGATTGGCAAACAGATTTATCCTCTGGAATGCTAAAAATTTGGGGTACTGGATTCCAACAGGTGCATTCATTTGAAGGGATTGCATTTGCCCAATTGGGTGGAAATATCTCGTCAAATCTATTTCAAGATTTAAATAATATTAATTATGGGCAAGAAATTAGTTGGTACTTTGCACATAGAGGTAGAGTTCACGACGAAACCGTAAATTTAAGAATTACGGATTTTGGTGCAGATAATCAAATTGGAAATGAAGATGATGTAGTTCTGTTTAATAGAAATTTTACCACATCAAATATGTGGAAAGTTTACGAAGGTAAAGAAATCTACTCTTTGGGAAATAAAACAAGAATAGAATTTACTCCATTTTTATCGGGATATCCAGACAATAGCACTGGAAATTTTATTGATTCTGTTAAGGTTAGTATTCCAGCACCAGGAGCAATTTCTCTTTTAATTATTTCTTTTTTTCTTTGTAGAAGAAAACGATAAATAGAATAGTAAGATTACAGTATGTTTTTGCGAATGTAACTCAGCGGTAGAGTCTCGGTTTTCCAAACCGATGGTCGAGGGTTCGAATCCCTTCGTTCGCTTTATGGGCGATTCAAGATCACATTCTGCTGGAAAAGGAGATAAACCAAGACCTGTTGACTATAAAAAATGGTCAGAGAATTGGGATCGAATTTTTAGCAAAAAGAAAAAGAAAAGTAAAACTGATGGACGAGAAAAGTAAAAAATTTATAGATCATTGCTATTACGATCTACTAAGACTTAATAATCTTGTGATGTTAAATTTACTTTTAACATTGCTCCATACCATTGCTCTTTTTATATACATTTACTATTTTTGTTATGGTTTTAATTTTACTCCAAGATTGCAGATACTTACAGATTTGCCAAAGACTGCAATTTGTTGACGATAGGAGAATAACATGACACTTCCAAATGAATGGTTTATTTCAATGAAAAAGAATCGTGAATTTCTTTTTGATCTTTTAAATCCAGAAAAAACTCCAAGAGTTTCAAAGGATGTTCGAAAAAGAGCATCAGAATGTTTGAAGCATTTTCCAATGAAACCTGAAATTGATCAATTGGAAGAAATGTACAATAATTCAAACAAGGATAAGGGAATATTGATAGGTGAGGTAAATAGTGAACTTAAAAGAATTGCTGGAGAGGCCATGTTGGTCAATACTCGTTTGACATCTTTAAGCTCATCAATTCAAGATTTTATAAATAAACCATGATATCGTTGATCTTTGTAAACTACTCAACTGCACGGGGGTTCGAATCCCCCCATCTCCATTCGACGGGGATGAACGGAATCGACAGGGTGGAGTGAGCAACAGGGAGATATCCGAGAGGTAGTCAACAACCCTCGTTAAATGCCAAAGTTGGCACTCTTAAATGCCGCACCAATGCGGATGGCTGCTTGAAGCAGTGGGGATTGGTCATCCCGCATCTGAATTGACCCCCACCAGTAATGGTGGGTTTTTTTATAAATAATACAACAAGGAAAAACTATGTTTGAATATGTTGTAAAGGAAGTAAATAAGGTAGTAGATGGAGATACTTTGGATATTACCATAGATTTAGGATTCTCTTTAACCACAAAGCAGAGAGTAAGACTTAATGGAATAGACACACCAGAATCCATCACTAAAGATGAATATGAGAAAAAGTTTGGATTAGAAGCAAAAGAATTTATAACAAATTGGATAATGTCGAATAAAAATATTAAAGTTCAGACAGAAAAAGATGATAAGTATGGAAGAATCCTTGGTCATTTTTATGGTGATGGATCAAAAGAATCATTGAATGAAATGCTTGTTCGTTTAGGATATGCATGGGCATATGATGGTGGAACAAAGAAAAAAGATTTTAATTTATTATTGGAAAGAAGAAAATTGAATGAAGGTAATAATTCCTGAAACATTTACACCTATTCAAAAAATTTGCTGTGATTACATTGAAAAATTAATCGAAGAAGCTTCAAATAATTTTTATGCGGCTGGATGGCTCAAAGACATAGAATTAGAATTATATTCCGACACATTTAAAAATAAATCTAGATATTTTGATGATCATATTCATGAAAATTTAATTATTTGTTCAAAGGAAATAAATGGATGGGTAATGTGGTGTGATATCAATATGAGTCCATCATATTTTAATCATGATGATGTCGTTAACAGAATAGAAACAATAAACAAAAGTAGAATAAAAAACTCTTGATATTTGGCTATTCCCGATATATACTAGTGTATGGATGAACGCATAGACTATTACGAAAGTAATTACGAGCAACCATCTGAATCTTTTGAATCTGTTGAAGAGAAGTATAAAAAATTATCATTTCAACTGTTAAATTTAAGAAATAATATGAAAGCTTTAATTAAAGAAGTTTCTCATGTTATTTCCGATTCAAAAGATGTAATAGATGAGTTTCAAAATTCTGAGGTAAATGAAAAAAATTATCAAAAGTATTTTGAAGAATTTTTAAAACTTCAGGAAGAATACATTAAATTAATTAATAATTATTATGAGTAAATTTGGTTTGTTTATCGTGAATGGGGACAAAGATGATTGGATGAGGGAATCTGATAAAAGTATTTCGATCTGGGATAGCAAAGAAGAAGCAGAATCCTGGAGAAAAAACTATACAGTACATCCATCTAAATATCAGGTCAAACTAGTGTCTTCAAAGACATTAAAAGAGGACAAAAAATTTTACAATGAATCTTGAAAAACTTTCCGATAGAGAGTTGCTTGAATACAAAAGAACTCTTGAATATGATATTTCAAAATATCACAATTTTCAACTCGTAAGAAAGGTTCAACTGAATTCCGCTTACGGCGCATTGGGCAATGAATGGTTCAGATTTTATAGCACTGATCTAGCCGAGGCAATTACTCTATCTGGACAGCTGTCCATTCAATGGATAGGTATTAAGGTAAATGAGTTGTTAAACAATGTAATTGGAAAGGAGAATGTAGATTATGTTATTGCATCTGATACAGATTCAATTTATTTGAATTTAAATGATGCGGTAAATAAATTCTCTGCTGGAAAAAGCAAAAAAGAAAAGATAGATTATATCGATAACATCTCTGAAAAAATTATTCTACCATTTATCAAAAAGCAATGTGAAGAATTAGCATCGACAATGAATGCCTATGAAAATAGAATATTCATGTCTAGGGAAGTAATTGCTGATAAGGGTGTTTGGACTGCAAAGAAAAGGTATATGTTGAATGTCTGGGACTCTGAAGGAGTAAGATACGATAAGGCCAAACAAAAAATAATGGGTATCGAAACAACCAGATCTTCAACACCAGAAGTTGTTAGAAACAAACTAAAAACTGCAATTTCTATAGTTTTGAATGAATCTGAAAATGAGTTGATTGAATTTGTAGAATCGTTTAAGAAAGAATTTTTCAAACTAGATCCAGAGTTGATAGCCTTTCCCAGATCAGTCAATGGTCTTGAGAAGTATAAAGATTCACAAAAGATCTATAAGAAATCAACACCAATTGCCGTAAAAGCTGCACTACTCTATAATCATTATATTGACCAGTATAAATTAAACAAGAAGTATCCAAAAATTATAGAAGGTGAAAAGATTAAATTTATATTTCTAAAGAAACCAAATCCAATTTCTGGATCTGTTGGTGAGGATTGTGTCATTGGTTTCTTATCCAAGATACCGAATGAATTTGACATTCATGATTTTATCGACTATAATACCCAGTTCGAAAAGTCATTTTTAGATCCACTTAAAAGCATCATGGAGTCCATTGGATGGAGCCATGAAAGAAAAAATACATTGGAGAGTTTATTTATATGAGCGATTTTCTAAGTCAAATTATCAAACATTCAGGAAACAAATATGCTTCTATAGTCGAGGATGGTCTAGATGGAAGCGATGTCGATGGGTTTATTGATACTGGAAGTATGATGTTCAATGCTTTGTTGTCTGGTAGCCTTAAAGGTGGTATGCCAAACAACAAGATTATTGCTTTGGCTGGAGAGGCAGCAACAGGAAAAACTTACTTCACTATCGGTATTCTTGCCCAATTCCTGAGAGACAATCCAGATGGTTATGTTCTGTATTTCGATACAGAACAAGCGGTAACCTCCGATATGTTTAAAACCAGAGGCGTAGATCCGAAGAGAGTGGCAGTTTTTCCAGTTTCAACTGTTGAAGAATTTAGACTTCAAACAATTACAATGGTTGACAAATATCTGGAAGAAGATGAAAGTAAGAGAAAGCCAATAATGATTGTTTTGGATTCTCTTGGAATGCTTTCAACTAGCAAAGAGATTACAGACACTACTGAAGGTAAGGAAGTCAGAGATATGACCAGAGCACAGGTCATCAAATCAACCTTTAGAGTTCTTACATTGAAACTCGGAAAGGCAAAGATTCCTCTAATCATGACAAACCACACATATCAGATTGTTGGAGCCTATGTTCCAACTTCAGAGATGGGTGGTGGAACTGGTCTTAAGTATGCTGCATCAACGATTGTCTACTTGTCTAAGAAGAAAGACAAAGACAACGATGGAGATATTGTTGGAAATCTCATCACCTGTAAACTCTACAAGTCTAGGTTCACAAAGGAAAACAAGACCATCACCGTAAAGTTAAATTATGAAACTGGATTGGATTCTTATTATGGCTTGGTTGACTTGGCTCTAGATTCTGGTATCTTTGTAAAGAATGGAACCAGAATCTCATTACCAGATGGATCTTCTGCATTTGAAAAAAACATCTACGAGAATCCATCAAAGTATTTTACAGAAGATGTAATGAAGAAACTTGAAGAGGCTGCTAATAAAGAATTTAAATACGGATCATGAATATTGAAAAGATCATATTGCATAATCTTTGTCACAACGACAAGTATGCTAGAAAAGTTATTCCGTTCCTAAAAACGGAATATTTTCACAATGTAGTCGAGAAGAAAATCTATAGTCTGATCAATTCTTTTATCATTGAATATAATGATTTGCCAAACAAGGAATCCTTGCTTGTGGCGGCTGAGTCTCTAACAGGAGTATCTGAAAGGGAAGTACAAGAAATTAACAGTTCAATAGATAAAATCTTTGAACCAAAGAAAGAGGATTTATACGATTGGCTTTGTGATGAAACTGAAAAGTTTTGTAAAGACAAAGCGGTATACAATGCGATTGTCGAGTCGATTAATATCTTTGATGGTAAAAATGAAAGTGTTCCACAAACTGCAATTCCAGATATTCTAGCCAAAGCATTGTCTGTGTCTTTCGATTCAAACATAGGACATGACTATGTTGAAGATTATATGAAGAGATATGATTTTTATCATGCTGTGGAAAAGAAAATTCCATTCGATCTTCATTATTTTAATGCGATCACACGGGGTGGTGTTTCTTCGAAAACATTGTCTGTAGTAATGGCTGGAACTGGCGTTGGTAAGTCTTTGTTTCTGTGCCATCATGCTGCTAATTGTTTGAAACAAAATTTAAATGTTTTGTATATCACATGTGAGATGTCTGAGGAAAAAATTGCAGAAAGAATCGATGCAAATATTCTAGATGTTACCATGGATGAATTAAAGCAACTACCAAAACTTGCATATGAGAAGAAAATTCTTAATATGTGTGGTGGTTTTAAGGGAAGATTGATCATAAAAGAATATCCTACAGCAACAGCAAATGCAAATCATTTTAGATTCTTGCTTGATGAATTATGGTTGAAGAAGAAGTTCAAGCCAGACATCATCTTTATCGATTATCTAAACATCTGCTCTTCTGTAAGGATTAGATCATCATCCAATGCAAATTCATACACAATTGTTAAATCCATTGCTGAGGAATTAAGAGGACTTGCTGTTGAATATAATGTTCCTGTTTTTACGGCGACACAGACTAATAGGGAGGGATATTCAAACTCAGATCCTGATTTGACGAATACTTCAGAATCATTTGGTTTGCCAGCCACATCCGATTTGATGTTTGCATTGATTAGCACCGAAGAATTGGAAAGTCTGAATCAGGTGATGGTGAAGCAGTTGAAAAACAGATATAATGACACTTATCAAAACAGAAAATTTATTGTCGGAATCAACCGAGCAAAAATGAAACTATATGATGTTGATGAAAACAGCACAGAGATCAAAAAATCAAACCCTGAAGATTTCTTTTCAAAGTCAAAAATAAGTACAGATAAAATTAATGTATCAAACTGGAATTTTTGATGAGTCTTTATATCGATAAAAAATTTATCAATATGGTTTCTTCGCAACTTGAAAAGTTCAAGTGGAAGGATGATGATCTAGCAAATTGTAGATGTAAGATATGTGGTGATTCTTCACAGAATAAAAATAAAGCCAGAGGCTATTTCTTTAGCAGTAAAGATACTTATTTTTACAAGTGTCATAACTGTGGAGTCTCTTTGAATTTATATTCTTTTCTAGAGCAAGTGTCTCCCGCATTGGCTAAAGAATATAATTTTGAAAAATTCAAGGATGTTCGTGATTATCAGGAGGTTGTTTATAGGAAACCAGAAGACCAAAAAGAAGCCACTGTAAATTCTTTACAGGCTATTGAAAAACTCCCATCATCCCATAAGGCAAGACTGTATCTCGACAGCAGAAGAATTCCTAGAAAATTTTGGTCCAGTTTGGCATATAGCGAAAACTTTTCAAAGGTTGCAGAGGAATTTGACGAGGCGTATAAGGACAAATTTTTAGAAGAAGATCGGTTAATTATTAAAATCGAAGGTAAAAATGGTCTTTGTGGAATTCAAGGTAGATCATTTGATAAAAATTCCAAAATGAAGTATATTACCTTAAAGAAAAATGAATCTTCTTGCTACTTTAATTATTCAAGGGTTGATACAAATAAACAATTTTTCATATTGGAGGGTCCATTTGATTCTATGTTTGTTTCAAATGGATTAGCCACTCTTGGTTTATCAAAGATGAGAAATATCTCCAAAGAGATCGATGATTCAAATGCTGTGTATATTTTGGATAATCAACCGTATAATATTGAAGTAGTTTCCCTGATGGATCATTTGATAAGTCAAAACAAAAAAGTATGCATATTTCCAAAATCCGTAAGACAAAAGGATATAAATGAAATGGTTCTTGCCAATTTGGATGTTTATGGTATAATTATGAACAATATTTACGATGGTCTAAGAGCCAAACTTGTATTTAATAAATGGAAAAAAATATGAATTATAAAGAAGAATACGAAGACGATTCTGATAAAAACGACTATAAAGCCCAAAAAATTATGGAAGCTTTTTTAAAGTTCAATGAGCATTTTGCATATTATATAAAGAATAATGATCCAGAGCTTTTTAAGAGAGCCAGTGATTATGCAAAAACATTCACAGAAGAAGATGTTCAGGGAATAAAATTAAATTATGTCAAGGATGAGGATGATGGAAAACAAGAAGATTAATGTTCTAGATAATGGTCATGTCGAACTTGTAGATTGGATGGGTTCTGATTTAACAGTTGTGAATGCTGCTAGAGTTTCCTTTAATAAGGAAAGTGAATGGGATATTGCAGATTCACACATTCCCAGTAAAAGTCTTTCAGAGAGAGATGTTAAATTAATTAAATATCTAGCCAAACATCAGCATTGGACTCCGTTCGCACATCCACAAATTACTTTGAGAATCAAGGCTCCAATATTTGTTCGTGCTCAACTTGGGAAGCATCAAGTCGGTTTGGTTATGAATGAAATTTCCCGTAGGTATGTTACTGATAAACCAGAATTTTATATTCCATTTTGGAGATCCGCACCAACTAATGGTGCAAAACAGGGAAGTTCTGGCTTTATTCAATCCCCTTCATATTTGACAGATATTTTTACAAATTTATGCGATGATTCTTTAGAAGTTTATGAAGAACTTTTGTCCTGTGGAGTCGCACCAGAGCAAGCAAGAGCGGCATTGCCACAATCATTATATACTGAATGGTGGTGGACAGGTTCACTTTCAGCATTTTCTAGGGTGTATGTGCAAAGAATTGAAGCACATGCACAGTGGGAAGTTCAAAATTACGCGAAGGCAATTGGGGAGTTAATAGAGCCATTGTTCCCCGTCTCTTGGAAGGCTCTACAACCAGAATAAATAGAAGACGAGGTTTTTATGAACAATTTACCAACACTTTATCAAGAGTTTATTTACAAGTCAAGATATTCTAGATGGTTAGAGGAAGAAAATAGAAGAGAATCTTGGCCTGAGACAGTTAATCGTTATTTTGATTTTTTTGAGGATCATCTTTTAAAAAATCATAATTATAAAATTCCAACAGCATTAAGAAACGAGTTAGAAGAATCAGTTCTCAACTTGGAAATAATGCCATCCATGAGAGCATTGATGACCGCTGGTGAGGCTTTAAAGAGAGACAATACAGCAGGATATAATTGTTCATATGTCGCAGTAAACAATATCAGATCATTTGATGAAATTCTATACATTTTGATGTGTGGTACAGGAGTAGGTTTTTCTGTGGAGAGACAATATGTTGAAAAACTTCCTACAATCGCTGAAAACTTTTCTAATTCAGAAACCGTTATTGTGGTACAGGACAGTAAGGCTGGTTGGGCTAAAGCGTACAGAGAATTATTATCCTTACTTATTGGAGGTCAAATTCCTAAATGGGACTTGTCAAAAATTCGTCCTTCTGGGGCTAGACTCAAAACCTTTGGTGGTAGAGCTTCGGGGCCAAGACCTCTTGAAGATCTCTTTCAATTTACCGTGGATACTTTTAAAAGAGCGGCAGGAAGAAAACTTACTTCCATTGAATGCCACGATGTTGTTTGCAAAATCGCAGAGATTGTCGTTGTTGGAGGCGTTAGACGCTCTGCTCTTATTTCATTGTCTAATCTCACAGACGAAAGAATGCGAGAAGCTAAAAGCGGTGCTTGGTGGGAACAAAATGGACAACGAGCCTTGGCAAACAATTCGGTTGCCTATAAGGAAAAGCCAGAAATTGGAACTTTTATGGAAGAGTGGATCTCTCTCTATAAAAGCAAAAGCGGCGAGCGTGGGATATTTAACCGTTCAGCAGCACAAAAAACTGTGGCAAAACTAGGAGATCGTAGAAATCCAAATCATGAATTTGGAACTAATCCCTGCTCTGAGATTATTCTTAGAGACAAAGAATTTTGCAACTTAACAGAAGTTGTAATTCGTCCACATGACACTCAAGATACTATTGCTAAAAAGATAAGATTGGCAACGATTCTTGGAACATGGCAATCATCTTTAACACACTTCCCATATCTTTCATCAACATGGGAAAAGAATTGCAAAGAAGAAGCTTTACTTGGTGTTTCTATGACGGGAATAATGGATAATGTTTTGATGCGTACAAAGGATCAAAGATTATTATCTGTTGTTCTTGAAGAACTGAAAAAAGTAGCCATAGACACAAACAAAGAATGGTCTGAAAAAATACAGATAAATCCATCAGCAGCAATTACTTGCATAAAGCCATCTGGAACAGTGTCGCAATTAGTTGACGCAGCCTCTGGAATACACGCTAGACATAGTGAATATTACATTCGTACAGTTCGTGCTGATCGTAAAGATCCTCTATGTCAAATGATGATGGAAATGGGATTCCCTGCGGAACCATGTGTCATGAAACCAGACCACACTATGGTGTTTTCATTCCCCATGAAAGCAGAAGGATCTGTAACTCGCAACGATCTTACCGCAATTGAACATCTTGAATTGTGGTTAACTTATCAGCGTCATTGGTGTGAGCATAAACCAAGTATAACTATTACTGTAAAAGAGCATGAATGGATGGAAGTCGGTGCTTGGGTTTACAAGAATTTTGATGAAATTTCTGGAATTTCATTCCTACCACATTCAGATCATACCTATAGACAGGCTCCGTATCAGGAATGCACCAAGATTGCATATACTGCTTTGGCTCTAGAAATGCCAAAAGATGTAGATTGGTCATTGCTGAAGAACTACGAAAAATCTGATACAACTAAGAGTTCACAAACTATGGCATGTAGTGCTGACGGCTGTGAGTTAGTTGATCTTACTCAAAATTAAATGGAGAATAAATGAAACCGTTTGGATATTCATATTTACTGGACATGTATAAATGTCGTGTAGGCGCGGCAGATGATTTAGAATTGCATTATAGATTTTTAGAGAAAATCGTTGATGAAATCGGTATGACAAGAATGAGTCAGCCAACAGTCATCCATGCACCAACAAATAATGGTATTGAGTTGTATCCAGAAAAGGCAGGAGTTAGTGGTTGGATACCACTGATTGAGTCTGGAATTCAGATCCATTCCCTTGAACCAACTAGATTTATTACTCTAGATGTATATTCTTGCAATAAATTTGATATAAATATAGTAAAGAATTTTGCAAAGAAATACTTTGAGTTCGAACATTGCTCAGAGCATTATATCGAACGAGGATTAGGATTCGATAACAAGTAACCCCACCTGAGATAGCATCTCAGGTCCGACAACCCCCTACTAGTGGGGGTTGTTTCTTTTTATTATAAATATTTTAATGGATATTGAAGAAATAAAATCAGGAACAAAAACATCAGAATTTTGGGTAACAATTTCACCAATAATTTTAGCAATACTTGATAATAGTAAAGAAGATTCAGAAATTAAAAAATATTTTATAATTGCTGGGGCAATTTTAGGTGGTCTTTATATTATAAGCAGAACAGTGATTAAATGTAAACATAATAATAACACACTCAAATAAAATAACCCTCATTTCTGAGGGTTATTTTTTATCTTTTCTTTCTCTGTCTGGGACCAGTATAAGATCCTTTACCTCTTAATTTTTCTAGCGCATCTATTCCACTTTTTACTTGTTCTGGTCTATTTGGAATTCTAACCCCAAGACCTAATCCACTTCTTAAGAATCCTTCTTCTTCTTTATTCTTTGGTCCAGTTGAAATATTTATTCTTGTTACTCTACTTTGACCACCTGGAACTCTTAATGCTATATCTTCTCCCTGTCTGTGAAGATCCATTCCCAATTTTCTACCAATTAAATATAATCTTTCTTTTGTATCTTTATCTTTTGCTTTAGAAATTAAAGAATATACTTTCTTATGATGTCTAGAAAGCATGGCTCTACCTTCTGGTGTGTCTGGATAATCAGCACCTATTTGTGCTTCTGCTAAAAATGATTTATAATATTCTACTAATTCTTTCATAATTTCTCCCAAAAGTTATTTATATAAATAGCAATAGCAAGGAGAAATTATGAAAATAATTATTTTTCTTGTGGCTATTTTGGCGATGGTTCAAAACTTAAGAGCGGACTATGACCCAAAAGAGCTTGCCAGACTTCTTAATGCTTGGGGAACAAACAATGCAACCTATGACCTAGACGGAAATGGGTCTGTAGGTCCAGAAGATATTGCTATCTTTCTTGGTCAAGATGACTATGCTGAGATCGGTGATGGATTCACAGAAGAAACCGCTCAACCTCCCTCCATCGGCACACCATCCGATTGGGCATTCGATGCCAAGGCAATCGCCCGATGGACAACAGTTCCACGCAGCGAGTACACAAGCACATTCTCAGTCGGTGTGGTGGCATTCCATGTAAACGGAATCAACCGAGTTGATTTCTCAGTGAACGGGGGAGCATGGAAGTCTGTTTATGAACCAAAGTTAAATCCAGATAATAATGTCGAGGAGTATTTCGTCAAGATCGATCCACTCGACCACGCTGATGGAGTCATTGAAATCCGTGCGATTGTCTATCCAAACATAGGCATTCCAAGGGTTCTACAGGGAAATCTGACAAACAACGGACCAACCTATCCAAATCAGCAGCAGTATCTTCAGGGGAATCACGGAATGCTTGTGGTTCTCAATGGATACGGCACACTTCCATATTTTGCAGCATACATTTCCCCAAATGGAAACGACACTACTGGTGACGGTAGCCAAGCGAATCCATTCAATAGCATGGGTCGTGCCCTCAAGCACTTCAAGACAAACTATGGAAAGGCAGACGGTGGAACGATCTACCTTATGGAAGGTTTGAATCTCATATCTGTCGGTGCATACAACAACCACGGATGTCAGACATTTGAAAGATACTTGACTTTCCGTCCTGCACCTGGCTTGACAAGAGAGCAAGTCAAACTCAACGGCAACCCTGCGGGTGGATTGAGAGTCAACTTCATCAAGGTGGAGGATGTGACTTTCTACACCGATCCTGCAAGACCAAACACCTATTTCAGAAACGGAAACAACACTTCATCGTACTTCTGGGCAAACCGCTGCCATGCGATCTATGAGGCTTACAATCCCGATGGAACATGGGCAGATCCAGCATATGGTGGTGGATTTGCACTTGGAAACGGAACAATTGGCTCATTCTCTGCCGTCCATGTCACCAACTGCTCATCTTTCAACACCCGTGGAAATGTAAGATCGAATCAAATGGTCATCAACTACCACTGCGTAAGACCTGGAGATACTCCATTTAGCGGAGCTTTCCTCACGATCAATGCACAGGCATATGAACCAGTGAGAATAGGTAGTGATCACCTTGACGGGTGGCATTGGTTTGGCACGGAAGGTTCTCCAATTCTCAGGGAGAACCACATCATGTACAACATCTTCATGCGTAACTTTTGGGGTCAGGGAATGATGTATGAATACTTCTCGCCTGGAACCGAGCGTTTCGATGATGTTGCACTCGTCAACATCGACATAGAGCAGAATGTGGCGACATCTGCTGGTGGATGGTGGGAGATGGATACTAACCATCTCCTCATCAAGAATGTCACCCAATCAGATCAGACCTTGCGCTTCAAGCGTCCAGATCAGTTCACCGCCAATCCAAGACTTCAACTCAAGAATGTCCTAATAGAGAACTATTGCGGCAGTCTTTCAGATTTTGGTGATACGCAGCCTGTTGCTGGATCACCAAAATATCTCATAGAACCAAATGTCAAAGTAGTAAACTGGACGAGTCCCTGCCCAGGAGAATGCAGAGACATAACATGGCCTTGTAACTAAAAGGAAATAAAAATGAAAATTTTATCAGCACTATTTTTATTATTAGTTTCAACTATTTGTTATGGACAGATTCAGTCGGGAAATAATCCAAACTTTGTTCCAGAACAACCAGCAGCGGTCGGAGATCCTACAGCATATGGATACCAAAACCGAGTGGTTGCTCGTTGGGTGAGTCCACAATTCGAAACAATCAACCAACCAACTAGAGTAGGATTGCTCGCATATCATTTTACTGATATTGCTAAAGTTGACTTTCAATTAAACGGTGGACCTGTTTATAGTGTCTTTGAAAAGACTATACATGAAAACATTAATGGATATTGGGTAGATATTGGTCCACTCCCAGATGCAGAGAAGAATGTTCTTACGGCGGTCATCTATCCTAATAGTGGAACTCCATTCATTTTAGGAAGAGGAACCATCAAATCTCGTCCGCAATATGCACCATTTGTTGATACTTTGAGAAACGCAACATGGAAGTTCACAGCAATGGGTGTAGAACCATTACAATTTGCATCAGACTTTAACAATACTTTGTCTAAACCCGTGGTGTATGTTGCAACTTGGGGAAATGACGCAAATCCAGGAACAGAAGCATTACCAAAGAAAACTCTTTATAATGCTATGGTGTCCAAATCAATTAATGGAAATCTTGATGGTATCACCATCTATCTCTCCGAAGGAGATCATGCTTGGGCCGCTCAATACTGGGCAGGATATCATGGAAACAAATATCGCTATGTTACTGTAAAGAATAATCCAAACAATCAAGTTTCTGCTCGTATTGGGTATATCGGCAATAGTGCAGGATTCAGAACCAACAGAGTGAAACTTGATGGTCTAATCATACAACACGCAAATGGTCCAAATGTTGGTGCTATAATGACCACCACCTCATCTCCAATGCAATACTGGGAAGAGGGTCAGGCACTCCGTCTTGTAAACTGCACCATTGACAATTGGACTGCAACCAATAATCAGATTACAGGCATGGCGGGTGGTGGATGGGATCATATCGAAGCGTTCGATTGCACTATTTCAAACTTATGGAGTGGATTTGCTACTGTGATGATTCGTTGTGATATAGAAAATATAGAAAGCGATCTTACTGGCAAGGGCGCACTCATTGCCACATCAACATTCAAGAACTACGGAAATGTTGGATGCAACAGCGGAATGGAAAACTGCACAGAGGCACATCCCGATCTGATGCAATGGTTTTCTGGTTTTGAACCAAACTGCGACTACGGAATAACCAACAGCATCCTGTATAAGTACAGACCCAAAGATCGCTTTGATCCCATTTGGTCACAGGGTATCTTTGGTCAGGGTGCGGTAGATGTTGTGATTGACGATGTTGTGTTTCAAGGCGGTCGTGTCGGATCATACGAACCAAGCACAAGTTGGATGCGTGGTTTGCATATCACTGAGTCCTACAATGTTATAATTCGTAACACCAATATTGGTAGCAACTGGACATCTGGTATCGGCAAGATGCCCAATTACGGCCCTCACACTGCATTGGTTCAGAACCTTAAGCAAATCAAATGGAACTATACCACACAAGATCCAGTATGGTATGGAACAACAATTAATGGTAGATGGTTGATGTCTGCACATCAGGCAGAATATGTTTCCGCAGGAAAACCAGACATTTATGATGCTGCTGCTAATGATTATGTGACAGAAAACGAACCAAGACTTGGGCCTGTCGGAGTACGATATGACTTTGATTGGATAGATCCAGATGTTTATTATAACGCAATAGATTTAGGTAAGATTCTCTCCAACTGGGGTCTTCTTGGAGTTGGAGCAGAAGGTGATTACAATAAAGATGGTCATGTAAACGCAGAAGATATATCTCATATATTCAGTAAATGGAACAAATAATGGAAAATATAGAAATCGCACAAAAACTTTTTAATGATAAATTTAGAGTATCGTTTGGATTTGATGGAGAAGAAACTGTAGATAGCAATAAACCTGGAGAGTTCAGAAGAGCTGTTGGATGGGGTGGGGAAGAATCCACATTCACATGGAAAAGATTTATTACACTGGAAGATAATTACAATCCATATCCAGGTGAATTGAATCCTTGGTCGTTGAAAAAGTGGTATCAATGGGGAGCAAGAAAGTTTCATTTTCACAATCCATTTGGTAAAGTTGCAAGAGGAAAATCACAGTTTTTGGTTTATGAAATAGATCAGTTTTTAAACGCAAAAAATGGATTAACCATTAATGGTGAAGTACAAAATACAAAAATGCCTTGGTTAGTAAATGACTTCGTGTCTGTAATCAAAGCATTGACTACTGGTCAGCAAGGAACGCTTGATCAGGCTACTTGGGATTCGTGGACGGTAGGAAAGGATGCATGGTTTAATCCGTCTGAACCAATTGATTTGATCGTCTATGTTGGAAGTCTTGCTGATCCACACATATCGGATTCTGCATATGGTGTTTATATAGACAGATGGGAAGAACATTTTAAGAGATCACCATCTGGAGCATTGACTAGATTAAAAAATTCAGTTGCCCCATTAATTGAAGCCAATTGTAGGATCGGATTCGATGCAGCTTGTGTCGCAGCTGGACCAATTCCAGGAAAGAACATTCCATTTGAGAGACAATGTATCGAATTGCAAAAAGGATGGTGGAGTTTCTGGAAATGGATCAATAATAAGATAGGAAAAGATAGAGTTTATATTGAATCGCACCCATTCAAAACAAATGGAGAAGCAAATCCTTATCTCGGATGGAATGTCATTTCTGATGACGATTGGTCAACATCACTATGTTGTCCAGCAGAACCAAATGGATTGGGTGGTCCACATATGACCAGTGAAATGGGAGATGTTGAATTCATTCGTTCATTGTGGCAGGGAGCACCAACAAGAACTCCATTTATAAGCAGAACCGATTCAACAGGGGCGGAAATTCAAGAAAGATATTATTTCCTCAAAGATGCTCCAGCAGCTGTCGAGGTAAAGAGTGAATATAATGAATTTATTGAGAAACGATTATCGTCTCCAAATTGTTGTTCATCTGGTCATAATTATTATTGGTGTGATTTATATGGTGCAATAATCGCATATCACTTAATTGAGAAACAGAATATAAGAGGTGAGATTAATCCAGATAAAAATATTACAAGAAATTCTATTTTAGTTCCAAATTCTATATTGCAAATTCTACCAGAATCTTTTTCTGGAGATGAAAGACACAAACACCAGTTTGGTAATAAATTTAAATCTTCTGTAGATTTTATCAATTATATCAAATTATTGTTGGATATGAAACAAAAGTCAAGTTCAGAACTTTATAGTCCTTATATAAATATTTAAAGAAAGGAGATCAAATGGATCTAACACAAGTTTTTTCTAGCACTTTAGGTACAGTTTTTTATTCAGTAGTTGTGTTTGTAGCTGGTGCTCTAATTGGAACTCCATTATGGAATTGGGTAAATGGTAAACTTCCTTGGAATAAGGATTGATTGAAAAATCCCCCGAAAGGGGGATTTTTCTTAAATAAATACTATTATGGCACATCTGAAAAATTTCTCATCAAAATATCACGCAAGATTTGAATTTGGTCCAGGAACTAGATATGGGTCACCTTATATAATTAATGATCCAGAAACTGGACAGGACAGACAAATAGTTCTAGATGATTTATACAATGAAGAGCTTAATTATCATTTTTCAGATATAGTAAATGATAATGGATTTCTCATAGGTAGAAGAATATCATTTGAACCAATAAGATTAAATTCAGCAACTGAATATGCTCAAAATATTTCAGTTAATGTGGACTTAACTGGAGTCTCAGCTCGGCCTAGAACTTTTGATGCAAATCTTATTCCAGGAAATGGTCAGTTTTTTGATCAAAATGATGCAACATCACACGAATTGGGATATCCAGATAGAACAGGTTTTTTTAATTTAGACAACTATAACTCATGGTTGACATGGCAAGCAATTTTATTAACACCTAGACATATTTTGATGTGTGGTCACTGCTATTCTACTTTTTGCAATTTAACTGGTGGTGATTATAAAGGGGCTAGAACTTTATGGCCTAATTTTCGTTTTATTGGAAAAAATAATCAAGTATATAGACCATTTAATACAGAAGAAGAAGCAGTTGCTGCTGCTGAAAATGGTACATTTAGATTGTTGAGATGTACTGTTCAATCACAAGAATGTCTTTGTTACGATTCAAGTATAAATTATAGTTATGAATATAATTTAATAGAATTACCCAATTCCAATTGGGTTGATCTTAACCAAGTTAAATGTTATAGTAAAATAGTAAAACATGGAGAAATTTCTAATAACACAAAAACATATAGTGTTAGAGGTAGTGGACATGTTGTTGTAAAAGGAAAATCTATAGGTGAAAGTAGTAATTCCTTAACAGAAGCTGAAGATTTCATTAATGCTGGAACTAATAGACAGTTTACAGGAGATAGTTTCAGTTCTGGATTCATAAATCTTAATAATGAAACTGTTTTAGCTTATATAAGTGCTGAAGCAGTTCGTTTTACAGATGAATTTTTTGAAACAGCTAATGAGTTTATGAAATCATCTGGTTATTCATTGGAGCCATTAATAGTTGGATTTCAGTCTGGAGAGATCGCAGAAACTTATCAAATTACATATTTTGATTTTAATCAAAATACTTTTTTAAATGATAAAAAGTATGCTTCTAGATTTTTAAAGCATGAAAGTGAGGGAAGGGGAATACTTCAAATTGGTTTTAAACCTGGAGTAAATTTGCAGGCATCCGAATTAAATGAAATGCAAGATAATTTTTCAAAGCAATATACAATATCCAATGATATTCTTTCGGATTTAATTGTTGGAAATTTAAAAAATAACACAAAAATATATGATGCTGTTTTTGATGAAGCTGTTTCTAATTTTAAAATAAGATATATAACTTTTAAAAAATATTTTACATTACAAAATATAGGAGCATCAAATATAGAATATTTTGGACCAATTGCAATTAGAGATATTAACAGTCAATTTTTAATGTTTGATAAAACTAAAACAACATTTGGTGTTAGAACAAATGGAAGAATTCAAGAAACATTTATTTATAACAAATATAAAAATAATAATCTTTCAGATGAATTAGCATTTTATCTGTCGGATTATCCTGATCGTATAGCATTAATTGGTTCGCAAGATCCAAGAACTAGTCTTAGAACAGAAGGTATTTACAGTGTAATTAATGGAACAAGTAATACAAATTCTGGGGGGTATTCTATTATAACTGGAAATAATAGAGATTTATATTCAAGCATTGATGAATATATCGCAACAGTTCCACCTTTTTCATAATGTTAATATCAGGAATCGATTACTCTTTAAATGGACCATCAATTTGCATATTTGATGGTAGTAAAAGTTTCAATTTTAATAATTGTCAATTTTATTTTTTATCACCAATAAAAAAATATTCAACAATATTTAATAAAAATATACACGGTGAAAACTTTCAAGATTACGACGAAGAGTGTGAAAGATACGATACAATTTCAGATTGGGCCATCAGTAAAATTTTGGGATGTGAACAAGTGGCAATTGAAGACTACGCCTTTAATGCACAAGGTAGAGTTTTTCATATAGCTGAGAATACTGGAATACTGAAATACAAATGTTATCAAAATTCTATACCAGTTGAAGTTGTTTCACCTTCACACATCAAGAAGCTGGCATCTGGAAAAGGAAACGCTGATAAAAACTTGATGTATCAATCATTTGTTAAAGAAACAAATGTTCCAATAAAAGACATAATCTCGCCAAATAGTAGCGAGATTAAAAGTCCTGTTTCTGATATTGTTGATTCTTATTATATTTGCAAATACTTATATAATAATATTAAGATTTAGATCTATTTTCTGACTCTTCATCCACATATCCATCTTGATTTTTATCTTCATTTTTATTTTGCATGTAATACCATGCAGCAACAACAACTAAGAAGCTATAAAAAAGTATTGCATACCAGTTAACTTTTGTGATTGTTATTTCTGTACCAACGGGTAGAGTTACTTGCGTAGATGCTTCTAGCTTTACTTTCGTTTGATCTGATGTCTGAAGATATGTGTTTTCTGGAAGAATTATTGATGTATTCTTTGGAAGAATTACTTCTTGTGGTTTTGATGGTGGGTCAGTTTTTATTTCTGGTTTAATATAGACTAAAGTATCTTCTTCTAAAACTACCTGTGTTTTTTCATCTAGATCAGTTTTTACCCAAGATCCTTTTGGAAGTTCAGCAACTGTATCATGTGCAACAACAGTATTTGTTGGTTTATTGATTATGTCATTTTGCTTTTCAAGGGGATTTGGGGCACAAACGACCGAGCTACACGAAGCTAGAAGAAACAAGGATAAAATAAAGAATGTTATTAGTATTTTTTTCATGATTTATTTCCTGCTGCTGCACTACCAAAGTAGAATCCTACGATACTTACAAGAATTTGACGATTCTCCTGAGTGAATAAGTATCCATTTACAGTTTGAAAAATTGTCTCTTTTGTTTCTGGAATCAATCCAAATAGAACTTCTGGATTTGTTTGGGTAACTTCTACGATTGTTGGAATACCGAAGAATGGAAGAACAAATGGTGCAGCAATTGTGCCGAATAGCACCATAAGAACTATAATTTGTCTTACCGCTTTACCAGCATCGACCGAAACTCTTTGAACTGCTTTATCTTGGTTGTCGGTCGTTTGCTTATTCGCATCTAACAATCTTTTGAAGTTTTCTGCTTCGGATTGTCTCTTCTCTGCCATATAGCGAAAAATAAACCCAGTAGCAGAGCCAGCGATTAACGAGATTAATTCTGTGGGCATTTTATCTCCTAATATGATTCATCGCTTACATTCATTCTACCTAAAATATTACGAATATTTTTCTTTCTAGTAGAACTTGTATATTTTTTTTGCGCTCTTGTTGATACTGGAATATTTTCTGCATCTGTTCCCATTCCAGCTATTCCAGAACCACCAGCAAGCATTTCTTCTTCCAAATATTTCATTATCTCATTGAAAATATATTCAGGATCACCACCAACAGAAGCTGAACTTTCAGCAAAGAACTGTATAGAGGTTGTCATATTCTTTAATTTAGCTTTTGTATTTGGATTTGGAATTTGTAGTAATAATCTCTTAATACCAACAATCATTCGATCATATGGAGTTATTTCTTTTTCTTTTAGTATATTGCCTTCGGCATCTATGATTCCATTTTTGTAAATCTTCATTTTCTTGAATGGTGTGGATATTGAAGTTATAAATTTATGCATTGTAAATGCAGAAACTAAATCATTTAAAAAATAAGAGGATGCCTTTTTGGACTTTTTCATTTAATGCTATTTAATATTTCTATTATTTTTTTATCAGTCTCAATACTATTTATATTAATTTCTGGAATATCCGATGGTGTGTAGTTTAGGTAGTCTAGAAATGATTTTAAATATGAATGCAAGTCTTTTGGAATTTTAAAAAATAATATTCTTGAACAATTTCTAGGACCAAATACATTTTGAAGAATTATTATATGATTTAAAATCAATATTTCTTTTAATATTTTATTATTTTTGTATTTTAATAATAATCTTTTTATGTACTTAATTCTATTCAAGTCCTCTTTAAACTCAGAGAATCCTAAACAATTAGGATTCTCATAAGCTTTCATAGTAAAAAGGATAAAATTATCCTGTGTCAACTTGTCATCCATATGTTTATTTATTCGCTGGTAAGTGTCTCCATTGTTTGGAACTTCTTGTATAGTGAATTAGCCAACTTACCGACCATAGCATCGTTGTAGCTTCCTTGCTTGATTTTACCCATGTTCGTGAGTCTTTTTAGGGAGGATTTGGCCGCAAATTTGAGCCTATTTACAGTCTCATCTTTGGTCAACTTCTTCTTTCTCTTCATGCTCATTAGACTCTTGAAGATTGGCTCAAGGACTTTTGTTTTGATTTCCTTGTTCTTCATGATCATATTGGTTACACTTCCAACCATATCCTTAGATTCTAGAAGAAGTTCACCAGACTCATCGAATACTTCTTCCTCTACAGGAGATAGTGGAGCAATGACATTTGCCATATTCATAATTGATGTTGGTTCAATTTGAATTTGTGAGAAGTACATCTTTCCAGTTGGAGCCTTGATAAGATTAAAACTCAACTGTAGTGGAATGTAATCCTTACCGCGATCAAAACCGTCTTTCAATAGATTTGTGGTTGGAGTTGTTCCAAATATTTCACCAAATCTATTCAATAGGAAGGTGTTGTAACCTTCTTTAAGTTTTGTTTTTCTAGTGTAATCAAAATCTAAACCAGCATGATTTAGTTTTGCTCTTAGATGCATCAATGCACCATCTGGGTCGATATAGCTTCCAGAAAGGAAGGAATTGGCAAAAGCATTTACTCTATTGATTTGTGATGAATCGCTTCTGTAGAGTCCATAGTCGCTCTGGGCATCTCTCATCGATCTTTCATTTTCAAAGAAAGATGGAAAGCCATCAAATGCACCTGGAAGTGAGGTTGCAGTGTCTTCTAGCAATAGATTGATTATTTTTTTATAGTCTGTCATTTCTTACCCTTTTTCTTTCTTGATTTAGTTTCAGTTGGTTTTGCTTTTCCTCTCTTAGATCCACGCATTCTCATTACGATATAAGTTGCATATCTATGAGCAGCATTGTTTAAACTTTTATCCTTTGGATTCACTATTGAAACATAATCTCTTATTTTTTTACTTTTTGCCAATCTATCTCTACGAATTATTTCGGCCTTGGTCATTGGTTGATTTTCTGGATTTACTACTTCCTCAACCAACATATCCAAAGCATTTGAGATTCTTTCTTCCATTGAAACCTTTGTTGCGGTTCCTTGAAGAACATCTTCGGCTCTTTTTCCATATTTCTTCTTAAAATATGGAAGATTTTTCTTCAAAGCCAACATTACTTTATGTCTTTTTTTCTTGTTAATTTCCATTGTAGTTCCTATTCTTATTTAGATGCTTTCCAATCTCCCCCATGCTCCTTGTACCATTTTGATGCCCAAGCATTCGCATAAGCACTTGGATATACATCAAATTTGCTCTTAGCGGCTTGTATGGCTCTTGACCATAGTTCTGAATCTGTTGGAACATTCTTGCTTTTTTTCTTTTTCTTTTTCTTTTTTGCCTCAAGAAGAAGTTTTCCAATAAAATTCAAATGAGTATTTTCTTTACATTGTCTATTCTCTGGACAGGGTGCTGTTGATCCCTTTGGTCCAGCCCATAATTTTCTACAGGCCCAGTATTGAGCACTCAATTTAGACTTCTTCTCACCACACTTGTGTCTGGCTCTGAATGATTTTCTAGCAGCAGAGGAGTAGTTGTGTCCGTATCCTTTTGCTCCGAAGTGTACTATTTTTTCTCTTCCACCTTCACAGGCTTTGACCATCATCTTTTTTCCTGGTCTTGTAGAAGGTCTTGGTTTGTTGCATTTCATTGAAGACTTATCAACTGCCTCATTTATTCCAGTTTTAACAAATATTGGAGACATTCCTTTACCACCAACACCTTTTCTACCTCTTCCAAGCATTTTTTGTTTCCTTCTTTTTCTTTTAACAAATGAGGCTATTTTGCTCTTGCCAAGTTTTCTTGCTTTTTGTTTGGATAGGCAGGCCGAGTATGGTGATCCAGTTTTAGCATCTCCGCATTTACCAACTCTTTTACCTTCAGAATTGTAACGATCCCAACCAGGTTCCTTGGTTGCAGACTCTCCATGAAACCATCTACCCAATCCAGATTTTTTATACACTTCGTTTATCATTTTACCCTCATCTGATCATCTAATTGAATTTGTATTTGATTTCTGATAAATTTAATTTTATCTGTTATTTCTTTGGAATTATCCAGAGCTTCTTTTACTTTACCACTGGCACACCAATGAACTGCGATGTATCCAGAGATAATATTTTCGTGCTTTACTGGAAGAACGCAATATGCATTTACATTGCTTGACAGTAGAAAGTTTTTTGCAAATGATTCTGGCTCATCTTTCGTTAGATGTATCTTAGATTCATCTTTTAATATCTTATCAATTACTGGACTGAATAAAGAAATCAATAAACCTTTTACTTTATCCCCCTCTGCCGAAACTCCCTGAGAAAGAGATTCGTGAGTTAGTGATAATTTTTTCATTGAAACTCCATCCATAAAATACTCACCATTATGAAACTGAACTAATTGAGTTCTGGCTGAGTCTGTCGAGCATCTAAGCTCAGATAACAGTTCATGAATTTCTGTATGTATTTTCCAATCAATCTTATTATCTTTTTTTGTCTTGTTTTTAAGTTTTAAGATTTGTCTTAATGTTCCAATTAAAAATCCAAACATAAGAACTGATAAGGCTATTCCTATTTCCATCCATGTGGATATCGAAAAATCTGATATTACATCCATTATCTGTGATCCGCCCTATTTTCTGATTTTGATCTCACTCTTAAATTTGATGGACTATTGTTTCTTGGATTTCTGTCTTTGTGATCTATATCCTTACCATCACCTTTTCTAACAAGACCTTTTCTCTTTGCTATTGCTCTTGCCAGATTTCTTGCAGCTCTATCTTTCTTTTGCTTTGCTGTTCCATGATAAGTTTCATATTCTCTTTTATAATTTCTTGCTTTTCTTTCAGCAAGAAATTCTTTGGCAATTGAGTAGTATGATTCCATAGGATTGTCGATGGTTTCTAAGTTATTGTAGTCAAATACTGGAGTATTTATTACTTTAATTATTCTTTGTTTTCCATTGACAACTATTGGAGTTACCTTGGCTCCCATCTTTTCTTCCATGACATTGTAGAAATCAATTGGTGTCATGTCTAAAATTTCTGGAATTGAATTGAATAGTGATATTGAAGTCATCAATTTATCAGAACTAGTCTTAGCTGACTTTATCTTCATGTATAAATGCTTCATGTAGTTTCTATAATATTGATATTCGAAAATCTTCTTTTCAAGCTCAACTGGATCAGTTTCAGTCATCGAATATGCGTTGTCTGACATGACTGTCTTCTGAGCTGGTGTTGGTTGCTTCTCGACTTGTTGATATGTTTGATTCATTAGATATGAATCTTGTTCAAATAATACTCTGAGTGAACAATTCTTGAAATAATTTTCTTTGACTTGAGTTGTTGGTTTTGAAAATCTGTTGCAGAAAATTACTGGATTGTCAAACTGAGGAATTTCTTTTGATGCTTCCTGATACATTTGAATTGTTTTATTGAAGGCATAATTTTCACATTCGGTGTTGCATATTGAGCTTTGAACACCAATATTCAATTTAACTTCCTCTGTGTCTAGCATTTGATCAATTATGGATTCATCTAATTTTTCAAATTTAACATCACCACTATCTGGATTGATAGCCAAGATGTGTGAAGCTGCGTATTGAGAATTATCAAATTTAATTTGACCAGTTAACAATTCAGTGAAGAATATTTTTAAGAATATTCTGCTGGTTGAGAACAATTCTTGTAGAATCTTATCGCAAGAATTCTTAGAGGAATTTAACTTGCCTATGACATCATCTAATTTCTTCTTGATGTCTGTCGATTTGCCACTCATGAAGACAGAATTGTCATAATCGTTGGAATACTGCATTCCAGCTTTTTCCATTTCCTTGAAGAACAAATCGAGTTTCTTTTTAAATATTTCTATCGATTCTTTATCTGATTCGTTGAAGGAAATTTCTCCATTTTCAAATGATGTTAGTGATTCATCAAATATAGATTTCAATGTTTGATATGCTATTGAAAATGCTGCTTTAGTTTCTCTATTTAACTTCCCAGTATAGACATTAGTCCTTCCAAACTTAGTGCTTATCTTTACAACTTGTTCTGAGGGGTCAACACCAACAGCCTCGCAACCATTTGATTTGCCAACGGAGCAAGAATGAACCATTAGTATGTCTGTGGTTGGAACTGCTTGATAAACTCCAAGTGCTTGGAATGTTTTTGATGTTTGAACTGGAGCCTTGTCTATAATTTGAATTTCATATTCATTGATTTGTCTACCAGTTGTTCTGAAGAAACTTTCGGCAAAATCAGATGCTACTTTACTTGCAAATGATTGAATATTTTCAGATGTGTTGAACATCTCTGCCTGATCTGGGGATATCATTTTATTCTTCACTTGAGTTGGAACATCAATTCCCTTGATCAAATTCAAAGCAACTATTGGTGACCATGTGGCAGAAGAATAGTCAACCTTGGTCATATCCTGCATTGGAACCGATGCTGTTGGAATTGGCATTTGTTCCGATTTTGTCTCGGATTTCTTCTCGGCTGGCTTCTGAGCTGAAGCAACTTCCTGCTCCTTTGAAATCTTTTCACCCAATATTCTTTGAGAGGTTACTGTATTTTTAAATGATGGATCTTGAGAATATTGTTTTGCAACCTCCAGAGTCATATTCTCAGGTTTAACCAAAATTGCATGTTTTTCTTTTTCGTAAGAATTTTTATCCACAATCATTATTCTGTTATTTGTGGTGTCTCTTACAACAAATGCTAATTTTGCTGGATCTATCTGTCTTAATTCAGATTCTCTGGCTCTTTGTCTTCTCTTTCTATCGGTAGCGGATGCTCTTATTTCTGATTTTGTCTTCTCTTCAGTTAATATAGATTCATTCACCCTTCTCCCAGCAGCCTTTTTAAGTCTTTCAGATTCACCCTTATAGACTTTTGGCATAACTTGTTTAACTACGCTATCAACAAACTTTCTCTTTTTCGATATTAAGTCATCTAATCTTTTTCTTTGTCCATATGACATTTTAGACCAATTAGAACCACCCAATCTTCTTTTTAGTTCTGCTTTTACTTGATTTCTTGCCCTTTTTCTTAATTGTGGCAATCCTTTTCTCTTTTTTGCCCTTATTTTAGTCAAAAATGCTCGTCTTTTGGCTGTTCTTCTGGCAATCAAAGCCAACTTCATTCTGGTTTGAACAGAAACCTCTTCATTCATTTGATTTGAAAAATCATTAAATTCTTCCTCGTCAAACCACTGGTCAGATGTAATTAAGTCTTCTTTCATATTCTTTATTATTTATATAATAAAAAACCCCACAAAGTGGGGTTTAGATATTAATTATTTATCAAATTTCAGCTATAAATTTGTAGCCTTTATGGCTTTTTCTCTTTCCAGAGATTACCTCATAAAGAGCTGGTCTTTTTAGATCGTTTTTCTTACAGAATTCATACATGTTCTCTACCACAAAAACAATACCATTGGCATCCTCAAAGACGAATTTTCTTCTTGGCTTTTCTTCTTTTTGAAGTTCTCTCCAGATAAATGTGTGTCTGGTTTCTTTTATGAATTCACCACCAAATTGTTTTATGAACAAATCTCTGAATCTTTTGGACCTTGAATTGTCGTTGCAATAAACCCAGGTTGGTGTGTACTTCTTATTAATATCTTCTTTTTTAAACGGTATCATCAAAATTATCCATGTAATATTTTTTAATAGAGTCAGCCAATCTCTTTAGATATTTATTATTCTTATCTTCAAAGACTTGAAGTGATCCTTGTTCATTTGCAATTATTATAACGATATCTGATATTTTAAGACCACATCTCTCTTGAACTAACAATGTATAGGCTGTTGCTTGAAGAAAGTAATTCTCAATATCTTCTTTATATTTTGGCTTTGTAGACCCTTTAAAGTCTATTACACAGGGTTTGCCTTTATATTTGGCTATGCAGTCCACTCTACCAGCAAGACCTGTTCTCTCACCCCAAAGCATTTTTTCGATTGCATAAACTTCTTCAATTTTATCAATTTCTGGTTTCAATAAATTAAATAATTGCTTTTCATTCTCTGCAATTTCCGAAAGATTCAATTCTTCGTTCAGTAGATATTTTTCAGCCAAAGAGTGTACAGTATTTCCACGCGCACAAACTCTGGCAGATTCATCTTTGTTGTTTTTTCTCCATTGAGCAAAAAACACTCTCTTTTCCCATCCAGTTACAGTTGTAACAGATGGAAAAGTTCCAGATGGGGTCGAATATAATCGCATCCCGTTTTCTTCTATCTTTTCTATTTCTTTTTCTGGAATATCTAAGAAGCTATGTTTAAAATTTCCACGAATAATCATAATTTATTTTTTAAATTGTTTCTTTAGGTTTTCAACAGTCTTGCTGTGTGGTGGATTTGAAAGAATTTGATTTATTGCAGATCGTAATTTTTTGACAATGTTTTCTGAAATTAAAGTTCCATTTGAATTGATCAATGGATCATATGATGCTGCTAATTTTTGTGGAAGAATTGGTAGATTTGCCATTGGATTTGATGGGGCAGAAGTTGAAATTCTTGTCCCAGGAATATTTCCAAATTGCTTATTTACATAATCAGATAATGTTATATTTCCAGATCTAGGTCTTGATTTTACACCCCGTGGTGCTTCAATTGCTTGAAACCTTCTTCTTGGTTTTGTAGTTCTTCCTGCGACAGTATCTCCACCAGTTCTGATTGAAAATATTTGCTGTAGTGGACTTTTTTCTTCTTCGTTTATTTTTTTCATCGCATATTTCCAACTCTATTTATATTTAGTCTGTTCATTGGATCAATTCTATTTGAAGATGGATGTCTGGAATCAACCCCAGATGGAGTTTTTTGCATCGGTACTTGTGCTCTTGGCATCATGCTTTGATCTTTTGGGGGTAGTCCAGTTTCTGCTGTTGGTTCTGCCTGTGCTGCATTATTATTGTTGTTGTTTGCCATAGAATCAACAACAGCATCAGCGGCCAAGGCACTACCAGTTCTACTTCTTAAAACCCCAGCTCCAGATCTTATTCCTCTAGCAGCAACACCACGAACTCCAGTTCTAGCAGCCGCTCCAGCAACACCTCTGGCAGCAGCACCAGCAGCACCTCTAATTGCAGCACCACCCAATAATCTAGCACCAACTCCAAGAATGAGTGGAATTAATGGAAATGCTTCATTTAAATTTTCACCCGAATATTTTTCATGTAAAAATGTCTTATAAGATTTTAATTCCATTTAGATCCTCTTCGATCAGATGCCTTATCCAAAGATTTGTGATATCTTGGAGCCAAACCTTTTTTCATCTTACCCATCAATTGTGACCATTGTCCTCCAGTTTTTTTATCTGGAGTAAAATTCATGTCAGTTCCAATTGGTTGTGAATAATTTGTAAAATCCCTCACAATGTTTTTACATCCACACTTTTCACAGGATTCAGATAAAGGTTGTTCTCTTTCTGAAATTGAAAGAAATTTATCAAAGGTATTTTCACATTTTTCACATCTAAACGCATAGGTTGGCATATCATTTATCCTTTTTACCAAAAACTCTTTTTTTACTCTCCACTCTTCTTGGCTTAAATTTTTCCATTGCTTTTGATTTTGGTTTTTCTTCTTTTTTCATAATTGTATTTATATTTAATCCATATAATCTGTTTTTCCAAAAAATCTACTATTCTCTTGTCTCCAATGAATACCAGTATCTCTGGGTAAATCTGGGAGTCCATCACCAGTATTAGAGATAACAGGTTGTTTTGCTGGAATAACTTTCTTTGCAATATGTGGAGCAGCCATTAATCCACCAAACAATGCACCAGCAATAGCAACTCTTTTTGCAAATCTTGGTATTTTTATTTCAGCAATATAGTTTTCGTCTATTTTTTTCATAAGTATATTACCTTTGGTTTATTTTGATTTACCAATATCCGATATTATCTGTGCATCTCTTTGCATACGACCTCTTACTCCACGGGCAACTTTTGGATCTCTTAGTTCTTTTCTATCCAGCAATTCTTTTGCTGCTGCTGAATAATTTCCAGCATTGAATAATTTTCTAAAATTTGGAGAATCTCCAACATGTCCGCGATATGTTCCGCTGACTAAAACTGCCTGAACATTTGGTGAATGTTTTTCGAGATCTGGTATCATTTCTCTAGTTTTAGTAAGATGCGATTCGTAATCTCCAGAAAATAAATCATCTGCTTGTTTTTGAGAGAGTTCTTTTCCACCTCTAACTTGTCTATGTAGAGATTCTCCATCTGGACCAAAAACTTTCTTGAAAGTACCTAATGATCCTGGGGCATCTAAATTATGACCATAACCAACAGTCAATTTACCAGCTGTACATCTATAACATTTTGTTCTAAGACCTTCATCTTGTTTAACTAAATTTTTAATCACATCATGGTGTATTATACCAGATTGTTCTTTTGATTGGGTAGTTTGTTTTGGTTTTGCCTGTTGAACAACAGGTGCTGTCTGTTTTGCAACCACTGGTGCTGGTTGATTTTCTACAGCAGATGATTGAGGCTGTTGGGCAAATCTACCAACACCAGCAAGCTTTGCACCACCGACAGTCATTCCAAACAAACCAGAACCTAGAAGTCCAGCGGTTGCTAGACTTTTTATAGATTTTGGAAGTTTTACCTCAGCAATGTATTGATTACCAGTAGTTTTCATATTTGTATTTTTCTGTTTTATATCTTTGGCATTCAAAATTCGAACATTTTGATACGATTGGAATACCAGATTTGGATAATTTACATCTCCTCAACATGTTAAAATGAAGTTTCTTTTCTCTTCGAACACTTCTATCGATCTTATCAGAGAATTCCATATTACCTCCTTATGGATTTTGTTTTGGTTTATTTGCTTGCTGGGATAGGTGTGCTAATAATTCTTTTTTAAGAACATTTCTAATTTGTTGATCAGAATATCCACTATTTGACAATTTGTCATATTTGCCTTCAAGATGTGGTGGTATAGACACATTCATATGTGGCTCTATTTTTTTAGCCATTTCAGCAATTATTATGTCTTTATAGTGATCTACCATTTCCCTTCTCAAGGCTTGGGGTGATGTATTTCGTCTACCCTTCATACTCGATAGGCTCTTATTAACATTTTCAGCATGATCTGTTCTTGGCATAAAGATATTTATATAAATAATTTTGTTATGAAATTTAATCAACTATTATCAAAAATAAATGAACAAATGAATGTTGGTTCTGGAACTGCACCAGCCAGAGGTGCAATACAAAGAGTGAAAGAACTTTCCAATAAGCCAAGATTGCCACCAATAAATTCTTTAAAGTATGGTCCTGTTAGGACTGAATCAGTTGAACCTGGTAAAGAATTAGCAATTATACCAAAAAGTCAAATAACCACAACTAATCAACTACCAAATCCAAATCTACCAGTTCTTGGTGGTCAAATTGGGAGGGTCGGGGTCAGAGTTACTGGTACAACTCCAAATGAGTTACCAGGATCTACCACACCACCAAAATCAAGGGGTGATATGATAAGAGCATTAAATGCCTATAGAACTGGATCAAGAATGGGAATGGGTCCAGTAAATCCAGGTGGAAATTTAGATATTAAGGGGTAATAAACAACGGAGCCTTTCGGCTCCGTTGGCTAATTTCTCGGCTAAAGAACTGGAATATTTTTATTCATTTTAATCTGATAATCTACCCAGTTCTCCTTCCAATCGCGCCGAGTTGTACGAATGTAAGGTATGCGATTTCCGTTGAAGATTAAAAATGAATCATCAACATCATGGAAATGGCAATAATAAGACTTTGAAACATCATTTGTTGTACACTTTACAATGGTTCCTGGGAGAGAGCGGATATTAAAATAATATTTAATAATATCGGTATCTGTAAGATTGCTCCACCAGTTGACAAACTCTTCTTCAGTCATCTTTGGTGACCAAATCCAAGTCTTGTAGCCATTGTCTTCTTCAAGGAAAATTTCAATATTTTTATTGTTCATAGTCAAAGGATTTAATAATTTTAATTAAAAAGTTAATTTCTTCATCCGATAGCATTGCATGATCTATATTTTCAAGCATTGTTCTTGACATAATATAGGCTTTTCTGTATAAATTATTTGAATAATCAAAATCTCCATTGATTGCTGTATGATGTGACAAATCAATTAAATTTGATATTTCATTTAATTTTTCAGAAATTGTAATCATTTTCAAACCTGTCACAGATTTTTGTCGATGACCCAACAGGTCTAATAGTCTTGGTTAAAAGACTATTTCTTCCCTTCATTGGCTTTACCACTAAGATCTTGCCACTCATCGTCGTCATAGCACGAATCCAAGTCTTCATCGTTATTTTTTTGTTTAGATTTTTCATTTGGATCATTTGTCTTCATTTTTACTTAACCTGAAAGTTTACGATCTCTGAAAATGACATGACCTTTTGAGCAGCAATAAGTTCTTCTTCGTGCTGCTTTTTCAGGTCTTGAATATATTTATCAGTGGCCTTGTAATAGAATGTTCCATCAGTGTCAACATAAATAGTAAGCATTTCTTCCTTTACAAGGTCTTCAACAACCTTTTGCATAAAGTCAGAAATGAGTGCGAATTTTTGTAGAAAGTCTCCCGAGTTGGTAAAGTTAATGTTTTCATCATCCATAAGTCACACCATTTTAATTAATTTTTCAAACCTGTCACACACTTTTTGCTGTAGCCCAACACTAATAAATGTCACAATTCAATTTGTATAGTCTTTAATATTTACACCATGAATCTTGTTGATAATGAATGCCGCGTATCTAGGATCTAATGGTTTTGGCTTGTTCTTAGTATTTATATCTGAATAATAAGACCAAATGCTACGACCAATATCCTTCGGCACTATCATGTTCTTTGAAGAAAAGTGCATCTTAGAAGTTTTCTTGAAGAAATTCTCCATGTCCTCAAAATAATCATGGTTTGATCCACTCAAGAAGATAACACAAACTGCTTCGGCGTTCTTTGTTGTCACAAAGCCAACCGAAGATAACTTGCTAAATGGAATAACATTGCTAATCAAATCAGAATCTGCGAAGAGTTTTTTCATTTCCAACTTTGGCAATTCATTCAAGTAAACATTTGGTTTGTAAATATCCGAATGTTCAGATTTGTCATAGTAAAATTTCCAAGAATAAAACAAGTTATTATCGATAATATCTGCGTAACTATCACGCATTCTTGAGTTAGTTATCCACCAGCGTTCCTCCGTACTATCATATCTTGCGCCAATTCGCTTGGCGATAACGCGATATGCATTTGCATTCTTCTTACGGAATGGTACGGAAAGATATGCATCGTAGAATGGATGCATTGTAACAGATTTATTTTCTGTGTCAAGTGAATTTGAAATGTCTGACATAAATCCACCCATAGAATTTCTTCTATGGGTGGCTGAGGGGGTTGTCGAATTAGGCGATGCGAATTCCACCCGCACGACCGCGAGTAAAGGAAACGCGACTGCCATAATTTTCAAGAAGAGCCTTGCGAATCTCAATAGGATTCACTCCGTACTCCTTTGAGAGTCCAAGGAGAGTCACCCTCTCCCCTGCATGGTAGCGACTCTCAGCAAGGTTACAAATCTCCTTGAGATCGACAACCGAAAGATTTGCGGAATTGTTAGAAACGGTATTATTGTTGTTATTGTTGTTCATGCCATTATTCTACCAAACTATTTCTATTTGTCAATACCCAAATTCAAAAATTTCAGAAAGGCACAGAATTATCGGTCGGAGCCTTGGCCTCCTCCTTTGCGGGTTCAGCCTCGACCTTGGGAGCCTCAATCTTGGTAAAGATTGCGAAGAACCCGTCACCAGTTGCCTTATCGAAACGAGCGAGAGACATACGAATTGCCTTGTGCTTGTCTCCGTAAACAGAGTACGCCTTGATGATATTGATCAGGCGGCGAGTCGAAATGATCTCGTCAACCGCATCGTCAAGGAACGACTTGCGAATCATTTCTGCCCAAGTCACAAGATTATCGGCAAAGGTATCATCCTTCACGCCATTCTTTGCCATCATCTTGACGAGAATCTTCTTTTCGATGGTCTTCGACGCATACTCCTGCTCAAAGGTATAATCGAAACGATCAAGGAACGCCTCGTTCATAATGTTAGTGCCGACGAATCGACCATCGTCCGAACCCTTACCCTTGGTGTTTGCAGTCGCAACAACGCAGAAACCCTTGGTAGGAGTCACCCATTGATTGATCTTCTTGATGTAAACACCCTTACCCTCAAGGACGGACTGAAGGCACATAATACGCTCAGAGCCAAGGTCGATCTCGTCAAGGAGAAGGACTGCACCCCGCTTCATTGCCTCGACAACGGGGCCGTCCTGCCAAAGAGTATTTCCGTTCTGAAGGCGGAATCCACCGATAAGATCGTCCTCATCGGTAGTGCCGACGATATTCACGCGGAAACACTCTCGACCCGAATTCGCGCAAAGCTGCTCAATCATAGTGGTCTTGCCATTAGCCGAAAGACCAGTAATGTAAGCAGTAAAGAACTTGTTCGACTGCACAAGAAGATTGATGTCGCTGTAGTGACCCCAAGCAACATACTCCTTATTCACTTCGGGAATAAGCGACTCACGCTCACCATTGGTCATGCCAAGAACGGCAGCGGCAAGATTCATCGTCGCTGCGGGAACCTCCGCATTAACAGGCGCATGGCTGATCGGGGCGACCGTTGCGACCGTAGAGGTTGCCTTGATGAACTCCTTACCAAGGATTTCAGGAATCGAATAGATACCCCTAGAAACCTTGCGGCTATCTGCAATCGCCCAAGTCGGAGGAGCCGAAAGATTCAGAGTCTCTGCCGCCTTCTGAAGTTGCGAACGGGTGACAAACTGATTGTTGATGCCCATGTTACGGAGGGTAACGATAAATGTGTTTGCGCTGATGCTCATGCGGAGCATTGTAACCGAACTCATTTACCAAGTCAATGGGTTGATCAATGAGATCGGAAATTGATAAGTTACTGCGAGCGCACCATAATCTTGAGCCAAGGGCTTGCACAAACTTTCGGAACATGGTATACTACGCCCTATGCAGAATACCGTAAATCGAGAATCCAAGTCAGTTCTTGCCAAGGTGCTTGCTTGCGAGAACATTATTGTGCGCCACTCGCATCAGGCGCATACTGCAATGTTCGATATTCGCAATCGTGTTCTGACCCTTCCCATCTTCAAGGATGAGATGTCGAACGAACTCTACGATATGCTTGTCGCCCATGAGGTTGGTCATGCTCTGTTCACTCCTTATACTAGTACGGATGAGGATTCCGTGATTAAGGGTGGATATGGTGTGGCGGCTGATAAGATCGGTGGGCCGAATGGTTCTCATATTGCATTCGATTATCTCAATGCAGTTGAGGATGCCCGTATTGATCGACTGATGAAGGAAAAGTTTTGTGGTATCGGTCGTGATTATCGCATCGGATATCAGGAACTCTACGATAAGAATTTCTTCGGAACCGATGGGAAGAATATTGATGAAATGTCTCTGATCGACCGCATCAATCTTTATTTCAAGATTGGTGGAATTCTTCCCAAGCCGATCAAGTTCAATGATGACGAGCAGAATTTTATTGATCGTATTGCGAAGGCAATTACTTTCGATGATGTTGTCGAGATCGTCAAGGATATTTGGGCTTATTCTAAGATCACTCCCCCCACTCCCGAAAAGATTGATGGGATTGATGGCGACATTGGTTATGGGAATAAGGATGATGATACTGGTAATTCGGTGAAGGTTAAGATCTCCGAAGATATTGATGGCGACTTCAAGGGTAAGTCGAGTTCCGAAGGCGGTGAGGGTGAAAAGGATAAGGAAGAGGATTCTGTTAAGACTGAAGGAATCAAGAATGATCCCCATGCGACTCCTGAGCATTATCAGGGAAAGATGCCTTCTGAGTGCATGACTCAGAAGAAGTTTACTTCGATGCAGGATTCTCTGATTGATAAGAATAAGGTAAGTCATCAGAATATCATTCCGAAGACAAATCTCGACAAGACGATTGTTGGTTACAAGCGAATTCTTGACGATTTCAGGATTTCTAGGTCTGTAACTCCAACTCAGTACAATGATGCGGAAAAGGATTTCATCTCGTTCAAGAATTCTTCAAATAATTCGGTTGGCATTCTCGTCAAGCAGTTTATGATGAAGAAGGCCGCGAAGGATTCGGCCCGTGGAACTACGAGCAAGACGGGTATTATTGATCTTGATTCTCTCGTTAATTACAAGTTTACGGATGATATCTTCCTCCGTATGAAGACCGTAAAGCGTGGAAAGTCTCACGGTCTTGTATTCTTTATGGATTGGTCAGGCAGCATGGCCCCGATCCTTGATGATACTCTTAAGCAGATGTTCCAAATTGTTTTCTTCTGCCGAAAGATGAATATTCCGTACAAGGTTTATGCCTTCTCTTCGCTTCTTGTTGACGAACATTGGGATATGATTCGTGATGGTGGAACTTCAATCTGTTGGAACTTCCCCAACAATGAGCAGAATTTCTCAGATTTCAGTCTGCTTGAATTGTTGAATGACAATATGAGTGGAACCGAATTCAATGAAATGATGACCAATCTTTTTGCGATCATCAATCAGGGTTCGCGTGGATATAATAGTTCCAGTTATTATACTCATGTTCCACGCTATATGGGTCTTTCGGGAACTCCTCTGAACGAAGCAATTATTGCGGCTATGGATATTGTTCCTATGTTCAAGAAGGAAAAGAATCTTGACATTGTTCATACCGTATTCCTTACGGATGGTGAGTCAAATGGTTCGTGGATTTATGGATCGACTTATGGGCGACTCTCTACTCTTATTCGTGATCGTTATGTTTACGATATGCCGCTGAATAAGAACACAACCGATTGTCTTATTGAAATGTTCCAAGGCATCTGCAATTGTCGTGCGATTGGAATTTATCTTGATGGGCGGCGTTCTCGCGGAGAAATTAGTGGTTCTACCCTTAATCGTTTCTTCTACAACTCGTCCAATGATTATCTTCTGAAGCAGAATAAGATGTTCCAAGATGAGGGATTTGCTTGTGCCGATCCAAAGCATCATTCTTATGCCGAACTGTTTATTCTTCGTGGAAATTCTGAGGTTGAGGATGTTAATATCTCAGATGTAGTCAAGGATAAGAAGACAAATCATTCGATTCGTACTGCATTTGTCAAGGCAATGAACAAGAAGATTTCTTCCCGTGTCATGCTGAATCGATTCATCGATCTCATTGCAGTTGAATAATAAAGATGGGAATGGCTAAAAACCATTCCCATCTTTATAAATACTATCATGCGCTGCAAAAAACAATTCAAAAAATTGATTAAATCAATCAGAGAAGAGAAATTCAACAAGGGTTGGCTTTCATATAATAAAAATATCGCGGGTGATATCAAAGATGATTCAGTCGAACCAAAAAAGAATGAATCGCCAAATGAATATGTTCCTAGATTGTTGGATAGAATAAACAAAATATTTTATGGAAGCAAGAGTTGACTTGACTTAATCTTCTTGGTATACTATGTCAAGTGTTTGAGTTTATTAGTGAAAACTTCAAGATAAATCCCGTCAAATTCGACAACCAAAAGATTTACAATGGAGAAGCAAAAGCAGCAATTACCTATGAATTAATTCCAAGAGATACATTTGTAGATATTAACATTACAGACTACGAATTATTCGATCTTAGGCTCAATTCAAATAAAGAACCAATCGAAGAATTTGATATTACATATTCAGAGTACAAAGTAATTCGTGATACATTCGATCCAAATAAATTTTTTGAGAAAATTTACGAGGCTCATTGTATTCCCCTAAACAAAAGAATGCGATATTAAATATTATGAACTTTAAGAAGATGAATAAAGAGATCACAAAGAAGGAAATTGTCAATCCAACTATTGACGATTTGAAGATGGTTCGTGTAAGTGTTATCTTTCCAGTAAAGAAGACTTCAACTTATGAAGATGTTCTAATGGAAATGGAAGAGATGACATTTACTTTCCCCGATGACGGAAATGTCGAGATTGAGGAAACTTCAATTAATTTGCAAGACATTAATTCTTGGATCAATAAGACAAATATGTCTGCAAATGATCATGAATTTTACTTTGGCGATGATTACATCGGACTTGACAAGATCATCAAGAATTCTAAGGTAAAGAAGAAGAAGTAGTTCCTTGACAGAAAATTATGCAGTAGGTAGAATGCCTATATGAGCAGCAAGATTCTTGTTTGTGAAATTGCCTACAAGGACGATCCAACCGAAACCCTTTGGGTAAACATTTGTTTGGGTGGTGATCCATGCGAGGACAATGGTGAGAATGTTTTTTTCGTCTCCGATCTTGAAACCAAGGAGGATTTCGTCAGGCTGTATAATCAGGATACATCGGATCAGGATTGGTATGTAATCTACGCAAGTTAACCAAATGCTCTACATGAGCAAAGACGATTTGGGAAATCCAAATCGTCTTTTTTTTATTTTATAATGAAAAAAAAAAGATGGAGATTAATCTCCACCTACACCGTAGATATCTTCGTGCGTCATTACTTTAGATTGAATCAAAGCATCATAAAACAAACCATTGCAAAATGCTTCTTCCCTAAGACCATCAAATAGATCACTCATAAATTCTTCATCGTCCCCATACTCACCATTGGAGTAAAATTCAAACTCTGAAAAAATCTTATCAGAATCGTAATTGTCGGTACTTACAAGATAACTGTTGCGAATGATAATTTCAGATGCGTTTTCACCTTCAAATGGATTATCGTAAACCGTAACAAGAATGTTATCGTAATAGTGCAATTCCATATCACGATTGTATCAGGTATGAAATTGAGTGTCAAGCCTTGACAACAAATCGCAGATGATGTATAATCCGACTATGCCTGACTTTATTCCTGACCCCGAAATGTATTCAGATTGTCTACTCATTGACAAGTGCAATGAGGTTATCACATTTCTTCAGAACAGCGACAATGAAGACTATGCAGAGATCGTAGAGGAAATCTGCTATCGTTACGACATTGTTTGTTCTATGATTAAGGAAAAGGCAAATGGACGAAAGTAATCCAAAACACTTGAATAACGAAAATCTAGCAGTTCAAGCAGATATTATCGCCAACCAGTTAAAGGTGGATGGCGATATATTTGCACATGATGTGATTCAAGAAATTATTTCTCGGCTGCTGAATTATCAGGATACTCTCATTGAGATTGATTTCATGGCTCAGAAACTTGATAAATACATTGATATTGAGAATTCGTTCGATCAATACGAGGATATTTACGAGGATGATGAGGATGATGACGAAACCTATGAGGATGATAAGTAATGCAGCAGTCAACTAAAGATTTAATTGTGGTTTTTCTTTCTTTTCTTGTTACATTTCTAATGTTTTACTTCATTTATGAAACATTTGGAATGGCAGGATTTTGGGTTGGTTTGGTTTTGTTCTCTTTTTTTTTGTTGCTTATTATGGGCTTGAGGGAGATTTTTGAATGAAGTGTATTGATTGTGGAAATCAAATTTCTGAGTCAAGGCTTGAATTTTTTCCCGATACTGAATATTGTGTCGATTGCGTGGATACACATATTCCACCAACTAGATGTCGTATAATCTTTTCTCATAAGACGGCGGGAGAGTTGTTCGTTGCTCACGGTAGCGAAAACATTCGTAGACTTGACCGTGAATATTCAAGGGGTAGGTAATGAGTGAAATGTCAGTACCAATTTGCACTTGGAATCTTCGTCTAGTAAATGAGGATGGATATATCACGATTCGTGAAGTTTATTATGATGATGATAATCTTCCAATTCTATCGTCAAGCCCAAACTTGGAGATTGGTGGGAATATAGAAGAGATTAAATCTGAAATCAATAACAGACTGATTGCGATGAGTCTTCCAGTTATTGACTTTGAGGAAATTAAAATGAATTATGAATCTTATGCAAAGAAGCATAGGAAGCAGAATATTCATTTAGATAGACTTTCTGAATTGGACGAAGAACTTGGTCTGAACGATTGACAGATAAATTAACAAGTGATATACTTTCGATATGAAACTTCCACTTCCACTACCCGAATTCATTTATACCGTTAAGTTGCACATCAACAATGAGTGCGTCATTAACGATAGGTTTGATACGAAGGAACTTTCCTTCTTTTTCGTTCGCAACGAACTTGAAAGTAAGTTTAATACCGAAAACATCGAATTCACCAATAAGGTGATTGGAGATGGAGAGGTTGATTTTGCTTTCGATGTCAAGATTGATGGTGTTATTGATCCATCAATTCATCTGACAATTATCGGACTCGCTGAATTTATTTCGGCGGAAAAGATGTGTGAGAGACTTGATGAATTCGCTAAAAGGCTTTGGAATGACGAAGAGCATAACATCACAATTGATGATGTTCGATTGATTGTCAATGCATCCAAGAAAATCTCTGAACAAAATTCAGAGATCATGGCGATTCTCAAGGAGATCGATTCTGAGCCTTGACAACTTTAATGGGCCTTGCTATACTACGCCCATGAATACAGTTCCATTTGTTGTTCGTCTTGAACACACGATTAATCTTCTGCGTGAAGAGACTAATCGTGGAGAGCAGGATTGGACTAGTTTGATTATGCGTCTTGAGGATGTTCTTCACGAAGAAAGGATGAATGGTGAAATCAATGAGTGATCTTTATACTGGAGCATTGAGTATGTTTCCCGCACCAAAGAACCTAGAGAATTTGTTCGATGAGTGCCGCACGATGTACGGGATTGAACCCGACAACATTGAGGAATATGGCGATCATATTTCTTTTACGATTACCACAGAGATTACAGAACAGACCCCTGAAGATTTCTTCAACATGGTTTGCGAAGATTTGAATCGTTGGGTTGGTGGTTCGACCAATGTCGATGAAATTTTTTGCGAGAGCGAACTTGACGATGAAGAATATGCCGACGATTGACAATCGTCCAAGCAAATCGAAGGAGTGAAAAAATGAACAAAATCTATTGCTTGGCTCAGAATAATTCCTCATGTTATACTTTTTTGTTTCTCATCAATGATGAGAGCAAAACTGCATACATCTTGAGGTATGACAAAAATTATCGCCAAGTAAGTCATTGGTTTACCATTACCGATATGGATGATAATCTTTTGTGTATTATCAGCGGTAAAGATTACTCAATGGACTACAGTCGCAAGATTTGGAATTTGCTTACAGAAAACGGATTAAACCACATTCAAATTAATCTGTCGTCTTCAAAGTACTTAGTCCATTGGATTAAGGAAAATTATGGTTTGTCATACACATTTGCATACGAAACATCTGCACTTGACAACAGTAATGATACCTGATAAGATGCCACAATGAACGAAAATAAAGACATCATCGACCGCCTGATGTTGAAGCCCCCGCTTCATAATCTCAGCAATAGCGATCTAGTTGAGGCAGCGAATGAAATTCGTGATCTCCGCGAAACGGTGAATGAACTTACCGCATGGGCAGAGGGAGTCGAAGGGGACAATGATACGCTTCGCAATGAGATCAAGCAACTTGTCGAGCAGCGTGATGCGGCACGGCGAGATTTCTGCAATGCCTCATACGATGATCCGCATATCGTCGCAAAGGAACGGGGATGGGATTGCTTCAAGAATGAGAAGAAGCACACCTACTTCTGCGATCATTGTGGAGATGCTATTGACCCCGACAATGTTTTCTTCTATTTTTCACTTCCGCAGGATATTGCGAGTGCAAACAAGGGGGAATCCGCAACGACTTGCCGAAAGTGCTGCAAGATGATTGATGCAAATGCAAACAATCAAGACTTTCGCAATACCGATATGAGTTGACAAGAATAACTACTTGCGGTAGAATGCGCGAATGGCAACCGACCAAACATACGATCACTTTGATCAAATGAACGACAACGATCTTATCGCAGAAATGCATACTGCCGTTGCAATTCTCCAAATGAGCAATCAGGAGGAACTTGCTGCGGCACTTGCAGCATTCATTGATCGTTATCAAGATGTGTGTGTTAATCTGCGTGAACTCAAGATCAAGAACGATTAATTTTCAAAGGAAACAAATGAGCATTAAGATTTCCCCATCTCGTTATGGTGATAAGCGTACTGTGACTTCCAATGGTCATGGAATTTATACCATTGAGGGAAAGGCCCACTATTATCGTGTTGGTGCTAGTGAAGACAATAAGGGAATTGATTACTTTGATCCTGAAGGTGGGCCTTTCATTTGTGTTGGCTCTGACTACGGATTTGGCACAATCAACGAAATCATTCTTGAGAATGCAGAAACTGGAAAGTTTAAGATTCGCGTCGAGGTGGATCAATGAATATTGAACTTACTGAAAAACTAGTATCAAAGTATCCTAGCATCTTTGCTCAGTATGGGGGAGATCCAAAGGATACTTCTATGGCATATGGCATTGAGTGTGGAAATGGTTGGTTTGATATCATTGACACTCTTTGCCATACGATTCAGAGTGAAGTAGATCATATAAACTTCAATTACGAAGTTTCGTTGCGTTGTGAAGCCGTACAGGTTAAGGAGAAGTATGGAAGTCTTCGCTTCTACATTCATTTTTTCTTCGATGAGAATCTTGACGAACTAAATATGAAGCGAGTTGAAATGTCCATGAATATTATTCATGGTGCGATCACAATGGCAGAGAGAATGACTGCAAAGATTTGTGAGACTTGTGGTGACAAGTCATCTCTTTCAAATGATATATTTCCGAAAAGCGAGTGTGAGGCTTGTGCAACTTTAAGATATGACGCTCTCTCCAATAGAGACTTGAGTTGACAACAATTTCTTGTCTTGGTACAATCTGACTATGGACACCAACAATCCCCCCATCTCCGACTCGCTTTCGCGTATCAATATCATCACCAATTCCGTGAACATGGGCTTCACGATGACTTTCACCAATCGCATCACCGTTTCGATTCGTATCGGTAGTATGAATTACTCCGATGGAAAGACGACTGCGGAGTGCGCTGCGTGGAATGCCGATACCCATGCTTGGATTCATGTGATCGGTTTCAAATACTGCGACGATGATGTGCTTGCCAATATTTCGACTGATGATGTTGCTGAGTTCATCTATAATGCTTCGTGCATGACCATTGGTGTCAATGGTTGAGGACTTGACATCTTTGATTTGTCTTGGTATACTCCGACCATGCAATACGACTACTCCGATTTCGATATGCCTCCGACCTATGCTCTGATGAGTCCTGTCAGTAAGTATGGAATTCAGATTGCTGTCGTATTCATTCCAAACCCTTGGAATCCGAATGAGGTTCGATGCTACAATTGGTCGCTTGGGCCTGATTCCTATTGGCGTAGAACTGAAGGTCGAGCAATGAAAATTGAAGATGCCCGTGCCAAGTGGAATTCTCTCAAGAATGAGGGTTACACCAAGAGGAATGTGATTTCGGAACCACTCAATGAAACCACACTTGATCCGTGGGACATTTGGTCTTTACATTTCACTTATGGTGGTTCAGATTTTTACGAATTGATCAAGGTCTACGACAATAATTATCCTCGTAGAAATCTTCAGATTTCTTAACTTGGAATGATTATGAACGATTCAACAAACGAACTCGCTCAATGGTTGCTTGATTTTGCAGATGCAAATAATGGCTACTTTGATTCGGATCAAATTGAGAAACTGATTGAGGCAGCGGAAGCAATCAAGATTCTTGATGAGGCTGTTAATATCTTGATTGTTGAGCGTGATGATTCAATGAAGGTGATTGATTCCCTACTCATTGATTGTGCGGGTAATACCAAAGTAGATAATGGGAAAAATGAATGAAAACTTCTTTCTTCATCTCTAAGAATCGCATGGAAGATGCGCCAATGACCTATGAATTTATTTTGAGTGAAGACGAAGAAACTCTTGAAATTCGTAGATTTAATGGAACCACAGAAATTACATGGCCTTTCTTCATGGATGATTCTAAAGAATTTGTCAGTATGCGAATAAATTACGACATCTACTTTGGTAGAAAGGTTTGGAAATTTCTTATTGGGTTGGGGTTTCAGAAAGTCGATGGCTTGACATCGGAAAACCAACTTGGTATGATACGCCCATGAACACCAACGACCACAACTCCAATTCGGCAAATGATTCCATCAAGTGGAATGACATTGGTGATATTGAACTTGCAGGAATGATGGAGGAGGCCGCTGAACTTGATGTTCCCCCTATGGTTAGGGAACTCCTCAATATCGGCTCTCAGAGGCTTCTGAGGGCTTCTACGAGGCATCGGAACCTGAGTTCCTTGGTGTTTGGTACTGGAAACAAGAAGAATTCGTAATCAGACCCTTGGTTGACAACAGCAAACCACTTTGGTACAATCACGCCATGCAATACTCACCTGAAATGATTAAGGCCGCATTCGATTCCATGACTGAGGAAACTCGCATTATGATGCTTGAGATTATTATTGGGTTGGAAGGCGAAGCCGAAGAGGATCGCCGCACGATTCTGCGGCTTGAGGATCAGTACGGGGTCATTCTGAATGACCGCAATAATCTCCGAAAGGAAATCTGCGAACTCACCTGTGCCTACGAGGCGGATGTATATGGCAATATTGATCTCACAGAGGAGCAGATAGCCAAGCGAAACGGTTGGGATTGCTACGAGGAAAGCGGAATGGGTGATTCCCTTTGAATAAGGAACGCTACGACATTCTTGAGCAGAGTGGGCTTGGACTCACCAAGGAAGAGTACGATCAGGGATGGCATTGGTGCAATGAGTGGGATGGACTCCTTGTTGGGCCAAGTATGCGGGAAGCGATTGTTTGTTCCTGCAATCATCCCGTGATTGAGGCGTGGAAGGAAACGGAGGAGGCCAAGGAAATGATCAACGAGATGAGCCTTGACAAGCCTTTGGAAACTGGTTACAATACCCCCATGAGCAATGACGAAACAATCTTTCGCACTCGCAGCGAAATCCTGACCAATGCGCTCAAGGATCGGGATGACCAGTTGGAGAAGTGTGGTCAGACGATCTTTGAACTCCGCAAGGAGCGAGACGAGGCACGGAGAATGTACTGCGAACTTTATGCGGTCATGCATGGCAGAACCCCATCCTATGTTGCAAATAGTCTTGATTGGGATTGTGTCAAGGAGGATTCGGATGCCGAAGAGAGTCATTGATCAATTTGATTTGGAAGCGGAGCGAGAGGGTGCGGCTGTGGTAAAGCACAATCGTACCATCTGCAAGCCTTTCGGAATGGGCAAGAGAATTACCAAGGAACGCAATTCCCGTGCCGATGGCGAAGCGGCCATTGAGCGAAAGACCGTCAAGTTCTCATTTGAGAAGTTTTCGTACATTTGAGGAAACAAATGATTGGAAAGAAGATTTACTTTGAGGAGCCTTGGGAGTGGGAGAGCGACGAGGATGCACTTTACGATGAAAATGGAGATATCGTAAATGTCATTTACGGAGAGTGGACAATCATTTCCGTGGATGGGGACTCAACATGGATTGAAATTGAATTCATGGACAGAGATTTCCAAATTGAACTTCCAACGGAATATGTTTCTCAGTTGGTGAATTAAAAATAAACCCCCGATTTGGGGGTTTATTCTTTACTCTTCGTCATTTCCTTCAAATGTTGCGGATGCCTGATCATATGTTCCGTACAATCCGTCAATTGAATTCATATGTCCCTCCAATTTAATCGATATTCGGTCTAATTGGTAATCCTTTTCTCTCTCTTTGTCTTGTTCTTAATTCTTTGCTAACAACCGTTCCTGCGACACCGTGGGCCAAATCAGGCGGAAACTCTGAAAGTTGTTGTGTAAATGTTTGAAGCCCCATTCTACGAATTTCAGGGCCAAATTCTTTATCATATGTTCCCATTTGGGCCTTTAACGATAAATTATGCAGTCTTCTTTGATATTTACGCCAAGGGCCGACCACTTCGGGTGAAAACAAACCTCGTTTTTGAATCAATCTTTCCACTCTTCTGCGGCCTTCGGTCAATCCTTTTCTTTTTCCCATTGCTTTCGCTCTTTGAGCATTCGCCGCACGAACCAAACGAATTAATTCATCTTCAGGAACATTTAATTGTTTCTGAACTCTCGTATCCCGACGAGATTTAATATTCTTTATCGCCTTATTCAAACGACGAATTTTATAGAGTTTCGACACATACTCATCGTTTTGAAAGATTGGTGTTTTAATTCTTTCTCTATACTCAGGATCAGACTTTCCACCATATCTCATAACATTATGGTAGGCTTCAGAATCCCTCACCAATTGCAAATAACCCACATTATGTTCTTTTCTTGCCATTTTAGCCAATTTATCCTTGGCACTCTCAAGGGCATTTAATCTTCTCTCTCTTGGAATTGAAGAAAACTTTTTCTCTCCCGTTGAAGGATCAGTACCCGATATCTTCAACATTCTTTTATTTCTTTCTCTCTTCTTTCTCCAAGACTCAAATATTTTCTTCATTTGTTTCCTTTCATGTATGCGTGTATTTTATACAGTTTGGCTAACATTTTCTTCATATCTGTCAATTGTCTTGAATCAATTCTTGAAGGTTTGTCATTACTCATTCTATCAATTATTTTATTGAGAGTATTGATACGATTACCAACTTCCTCTTTGGATATACCTTCATTGATTTGTCGAAACTTTATTAGTTCTTTATAGTACTCTATTAGATCATTCATTTGATTAATTCCTATAGAATATTTATGTCATATTATATTATTTATGGGGGTGTCCCATAAAGGGGAGTCAGAGTGTTGACAAAATGTGAATTTCGTTGTCAGAATTGAAGAATATATTTTAATGTGGTCGAGAGGGGTGGGTTTAACAAAGATTTTCTAGAGCCTCTCCAAGCCCCGTATAGCCTCTATAAAGCCTTTGGGAATTTTCTCCACGGTGGAGAACCCCTCAGAATGGTACGCCCGTATGAGGCTTATATGGCTCTCAGAATTATGTAAAACATACCCAATTGATCTTACTAAAGGACAAGGAGATTTTGCATATTCTTTAATCTCTTCTATATCATTCCATCCGACTTCACCATATTCTTCAGCATCTCTCCATAATACTTCGACTAGTGGTAAATCGTCCATAAGATTCTCCACTATATGTAGAATATTAAGAATATAATTTGACTATCATTTTATTTTAATTTATAAAATAAAATGTTTAAATAAAAAAAGAGAAGGGTGGTTAGCCCTTCTCTTCTCTGCCAAGGTAAATGACTTAATCCTCTTCCCCATTCTCCCCATCAAAGAAGTCATCCTCCTCGTCAAGAACCGTAGAGTCGAACATCAGAATCTCGTATTCCAGTTCACTACTGGAGAGATTCTTGTAGTCCTCATCGTCATCCCAACCATTCATGTAAGAGTAGTACTCGATTTCGTAGTCTTCCATATTAGATTTCCTCGCTTTCGTTGAGCGCATCCCGAATCGCAGACAGAACAGACTTCATGGCGTTGTCGTACTCAGAGGCCATCGAAGATGCCTTCTTCTGAGAGACGGAGAGAAGCACCTGAACGGCCTGAAGTTCAGACCGAATGGTCTGAAGATTCTGTGCATCTGCACCATCCAACTCCAGTTTGAGCAACTCCGCGTTGATCTTTGAGAAATTCTCGTTGGAGATCGACTGAACCGCGTAGAAAAGATCAAGAATGATGCCATTCGCACCATTAACATCGATCTGATCAATCGACAGATTGAAAAGATTTTCGAGAGAGTCGGTGTTGTTTGAGAAATCTTCCATGCGGGGGATTATATCAGATGCCTATATTCTTGTCAAGTGACTTGGTTGAGGAAGTTTCTAGACTCTATGGGCTTGACTTGTGACCGACAATCGGGTATAATGATGGCATATGAGTCACAAAAATACCCTCAAGAGCCTGCTGCGTGACGGTAAGGTGGTGTTTGTGAGGTTCAAGAAGGTAAATGGTGACATTCGCCACATGATTTGCACCACAAATGCAGAATTTATTCCAAGTCGTGACCGCCCCAGAGGTAAAATGGAATATTCTGAGAACCAAATCAGGGTGTTTGACCTTGTTGCAAAGGGATGGCGAAGCATGGTGGTGAAAAACATCATGGAAGTTGAAGAATATACGGCAGAGGTTGCCTAATTCTTCAAAAACAATTAAAACCGCAATTTGAATTTAATTATTATTCGCGGTCAACTTGCAATAACAGAGAGTAAAGTCTCTGTTATTGTTTTATTCATTTACTATCATTTTATAAATGATTTTATAAAATGATTTTTATCATAAAAACCCCCAACTGGTCACCCAGTTGGGGGTTATGGAACCTCACACCACTCACCGTAGGTCAGTACTTGATTAGGTCAAATTTCACACCGTAATCCTCACAGAGGACCGACATGATCTGAGGCCAATCGATCTCAAAATTTGAAAGATGAACTCCATCGGGAGTCTCTGCCTTGAGAAAGACAGTCTCGTAACAGGCGATCACGATGGCCTGAAAGTCAAAAATATCGACATTCTTGACCTTGCCCATCAGGTACTCAAACATACGAAGCATTGACTGATCGTTGTTCAGCCAAAGAACCACATTCCAAGTCTGGTAGTTCGTCCAACCGTTGTAGTCTTCTTCGCGCATGGAAGAATTATAGCAAGTTCTCTAGGGGGTGTCAAGTGGCATAGAGGGGTAAATTATTATTTACTATCATTTTCAGCCGCCGAAGCGGCTGAAAATGATAGTTTTCAAAGAAATAGAGA